CGAGAAATACGAATTGGATTGGTGGCCGGATGAGTCGGGCGATGCAGATCCAGGAAATGAATACTACAAAGAAGGTTACATCACTTTGGAAGGCACAAGGTGTTGGAAAGGCTACACCAAGAAGGGCATGAAGACCATGTTTGGAAAACGTGTACCAAACTGCGTAAAAGCAGAAGATGTTCAAATAGGATCAGACGGTAACTTAATTTTTGCAGAAGGTTTAAATGAAAATTTAAAAAAATGGTTCAAGGACAAATGGGTGCGAATGGGTCCAAAAGGAAAGATCAGAGGATCATGCGGAGGCAAGAGCAAAGGTGAGGGGAAACCTAAGTGTTTACCAGCCAAGAAAGCATACGCACTGGGTAAAAAAGGCCGGGCAAGTGCGGCGGCAAGGAAGAGAAGAAAAGATCCTAATCCTAACAGACGTGGTAAAGCGATAAACGTCAACACCAAAAAGAAAAAGTAAACATACTGCAAGTTCGAGTTATAAGTAGTTCACATGAGCGGAATATTATATTCTCAAGACTCGTCTGGATTCACAGACCTAGAGATTCTTAAAAAAAGAGGACCTGATGATTTCAAAGAGGAAACCAACCCATTAGGTTATTTCGCTTGTAGTGTTTTGAACATACTAGACTCTGGTATCAAACATCTTAAAAAAACCAAATCAGGAATATTGTTATACAACGGTAGCACAAAGTCAAACAATGACAAAAATGCCTTCAGTGAAAACCTAGATGACTCCCTGAACAACACAATCGACTTTGTAAAAGATCTTTGCGGTTCCTATGCTTTGATATATGTCACAGAAAGACATGTGGTTTTTGGTGTGGATCATTTTGAAAGTAAAAATCTATGGTTCTATCATGACCAAAACACACGCACACTCACAATTGCAAGTGTCCCAAACATTATCAAACAAAAACACAAAACAGCATGGAAGGCTCTTGAAAACAAAATCTACACAGTCGATAGGAAAGATTTTTCTATAAAAATACAAACAAATAGGTTTTTTGATTTAACTCAGAAAACCAACAACTTCGATTTGGTGTTTGAAAAATTTGAATCAGCAGTCAAAGACAGTTACTATCCTGACCAGAGTACTAGTTTGCTCAGCAGTGGAATGGATTGCGGTGTGATAAACTGTGGCCTGCACAAAATTTTTGGGAAGGTTGATTGTCTAGCCGATCCACAAAAGGAAGTAATTGGCGTGCTGAACGACAGAGTGCAATTACACGGTGCCAAACTCCTTCCTAACCCACAAGGACATCACATTGAAAAAGAAAAAATCTTCAACGATGTACTGCCCAACAATGAAGTGTGGGACTTACATATGACCAATCCTGTGATCAACTTGATCAAGAATGGAGTTAAAAAACGGAACAAGAAAATCGTAGTGGTCGGTAACGGCGGCGACGAGCTGTATAACGATCGGCAAGGCCAAATGCATGGATTTTCTTTTACTAAAACTAATGGTTTATTTCCTGCCTCTCTGGAGTTGGTTTGGCCATGGCACAACCACCATGCAAGATTACGTCTGATGCTCATACGTTTTGATCTAACCTCTGGTTATTTCGGGGTAGAAGCAAATAATCCATTGACCGATGTAGGACTGGTACAGGCCTGGCTTAATACAACGCAAAAATTGAAGAATGAATACAAACTATGGATGAAGGAATACATGTTACAAGAAAAATACCCTTTCACTACGCAAAAGATACACAGTTTCAATCCAAAATATGCGCCAGAAAAATGGAAAATTGTTAATGATAAAATCCATTTGCATTCTTAGTAAATCTGTTATATAATTGTTGGATAACAACAGGAGAAAAACATGGCAGTAAGAAACTTCAACGACGCTGAGAAGCAGAAATTGATCCAGATCATATCACAGGGCTCACAGGTACTAGGTGAGGTCGAGGACTTGAAAGGTGGATTGAAAGACACAGTAAAAGCAATCGCAGAAGAACTAGAGTTGAAACCAGCACTGATTAACAAGGCGATATCCGTTGCACACAAGGGCAACTACCAGAACATCGCTGATGAGATGGACACGCTGGAGAGCATACTGAACACGGCCGGCAAACTTTAATGTTGGAAAAAGTCAGATCATTCTGGCTTCGCAGTTATGAGAGTGACAGGACAGCGTTCTACTTCGAACTCGTCAGTTTCATATTCACAGTTGGAGCCAGCCTTACACTAGCGATCACGGCCTTAGATCCGGACATGACTATCGTATATCCGGGATTCTTGATAGGAGCACTCACACAATGTTATGCTTCATACAGAAGAGAAGCGGCTTTCGTAATGATGATCACCGGCTACTTTGCAATCATAAATGTCTACGGTTACGGCGTAGCAAGTTATTGGTGGTAAGATGAGTTACATAGATGCACTATTCAAAAAAGACGAGGACAAGATATACGTCGTAGAACGTGATCCAAAGAAGGGTCGGATATTCACGGAGTATGATGCCAGGTACGTGTTCTACTACGAGGACGCAAGGGGCAAACACAGATCAATGACGGGTGCACCATTACAGAGAGTGCAGTGTGCCACTCACAAGGAATTCATAAAAGAACAGAGGATAAGATCCAACAAGCAATTATACGAGAATGACATCAATCCTGTGTTCAGATGTCTGGAGGAGAACTACTTGGGCAAGGAGACCCCAAAACTTAATGTGATGTTTTTTGATATTGAAGTTGACTTCGATCCAGATCGAGGTTATTCAACAACAGATGATCCGTTCATGCCCATAACTGCCATAAGTTGTTACATGAGCTGGACGGACCAACTGGTCACATTCGCAGTACCACCAAAGACCATCAGCATGACAGACGCGAAAGAACTCACAAAGAGATTCGACAACACTATGTTGTTCGAGAAGGAGAAGGACATGCTGGACGCATTCCTAGAATTAGTGCAAGACGCAGACATACTGTCAGGGTGGAACTCGGAGGGATATGATATCCCATACACAGTGGGAAGGATACAGAAAGTGCTGAGTTCTGATGACACAAGACGCCTTTGCTTCTGGGGTGAAAAGCCCAGGAAGAGAGTATTCGAGAAGTATGGCAGAGAACAGTTAAGTTTTGATCTAGTTGGCAGGGTACACCTGGATTTATTAGAACTTTATAGAAAATACACATACGAAGAAAGACACAGTTTTAGACTGGACGCAATAGGCGAGCATGAATTAGATGAAAGAAAAACAGTATACGAGGGGTCACTGGACAACTTGTATAAAAATGACTTTGGACTTTTCATAGAATACAACAGACAAGATACTGCACTGTTGGCCAAGCTCGAGAAGAAACTGAAGTTCATAGAACTTGCCAACGAGATCGCACACCAGAACACTGTGTTGCTACAGACCACAATGGGTGCAGTGGCGGTGACTGAACAGGCCATAGTGAACGAGACACACAGACGTGGTATGCAAGTACCAGGTAGGAAATACAAGAAGGACGGCGAGGAGAACCAACCGGCCGCAGGAGCCCACGTGGCAACCCCACAAAAAGGAATACACGACTGGATTGGTTCTGTTGACATCAACTCACTGTATCCAAGTGTGATCCGTGCCTTGAACATGGGGCCTGAGACTATAGTAGGACAGATAAGGCCTGTGATCACCTCAGCAGAGATCAACAGGGCCAAACACGCCAAGAAATCATTCGCGGCCGCATGGGACAGCCAGTTCGGTAGTTGGGAATATCAAGCAGTTATGAATCAAGAGAAAGGCACAGAGATCATTGTGGACTGGGAAGACAAGACCAGTGTGCGTATGAGTGCGGCACAACTGTATGACATTGTTTTCGATGGCAACAACAAATGGATGTTGAGTGCCAATGGAACCATATTCACATACGAGTATGAAGCAATCATACCAGGACTGTTGAAACGTTGGTATGAAGAAAGACAAGAGATGCAGAGAAAAATGCGTGACTGTGGAGACAACGAAATTGAAAGAGAATATTGGGATAAAAGACAACTTGTTAAAAAGATTAACTTAAACAGTCTGTATGGTGCAATACTTAATCCGGGTTGTAGGTTCTTTGATATAAGAATTGGACAATCAGTCACACTTACTGGTAGATGCATAACCAAACACATGGCCAGCAAGGTCAATGAAATAGTCGCAGGCAAGTATGACCACAAAGGTGAGAGTGTTGTGTATGGAGATACAGATTCTGTGTATTTCTCAGCATACAAAACATTACAAAAAGAGATCAACGAAGGCCTCATACCATGGACCAAAGATTCTGTGCTAGGACTATACGACAAGATAGCGGAAGAGGTCAACGGGTCATTCAAATCATTCATGACTCGAGCATTCCACACACCAAGTACACGTGGAGAGGTCATCGCGGCGGGTAGAGAACTTGTTGCGTCGAAGGGACTGTTCATCACAAAGAAGAGATATGCGGTGCTGTACTATGACAAGGAAGGCAAACGTGCAGACGTAGAAGGCAAGGATGGCAAGATGAAAGCGA